ACTTCAAAATCATCAGTGCTGTCATGCTCACATTTCCATCCGCCTGTTACTGCTGTTACATTAGTAAGTACGCCTCCAGCCGCTGATCTAATAACCATACCTCCCTGATGCACTATCTTTTGAACTACTAATTCGAATACAGTAAAAGTCTTTCTTACAGTAAGTTCATCAAATTCACCATGCCATAAATCATTTTCATCTTTCCAAATTTTAAATCCTTCACCTAAAAATCCAGATACAAACGACGATGATGATAAATATTGATTAATAATTCCATACATGATATTCGCTGTATTATCTACAGTTAGATTATATGCTTTTGCAAGTCCTGTAATTACAGCGTTAAGTGTAGTAAGCGATTCCGTGCCCACGAGCCTATTAGCTGTAGCCGTGTCTGTAACAGTAGCGTTAAGTGTAGTAAGCGATTCCGTGCCCACTAGCTTATTAGCTGTAGCCGTGTCTGTAACAGTAGACGTCAATGATTTCACATCTTTTTCAAAAACTGAATCCGCCTTTGATGTAAATCCTTTTGCAAATGTGATTATACCTTTTGCAATATCGTTACTAGTACGACTAAGTTTATTTTCTAATTCTTTTATTATATCTACTCCATATGTGTTTTGCAATACAGCTACTTGATGTTGCAATGTACTTACATTATCTGATATTTGACCTATCGCATTCGATACGGTGGTAATTTCATCTGTTAAGGTAATACTATATGTTGGTAACGTATCATCTCCAGAAGTAATGGCTATTTCTTTAACTGATAATAAAAGTTCATCATTACCATACTCAAATCTAATAAGAGAATTTAATTTTATCTGATCTAATATATTTTTATTATTAGTCAGGAAATATTCATCAAACGATAATGGATAATCAAAATAAGGGACATTGTTTTCTATTAAATAGGTTTTTATCTTATTATCTAATACTACCTGATTTGTCGTGATATATGTTGAAGGCATATCTATACCAATAAATACAAACTTGTCATTAGAGACTGGTTTTTGATATACATTAGGCATTAATGTGCCAAACGTATCAGTGTCTTTTTTTACTTTAACAGTTATACTTTGGTCTTTGCTATTTGGATATTTAGTCAAATCCCTTTGACTACCATTAGGAGTAAAGATTAAGTTATCATCACCATCTTTTACATAAAAATTATCAACTACATCATCCCAATCAACACCAAGTTCAAAACTTGCGCCAATACAGGCACCGCTCTTCATGGATATGCTCATTGCGCTAGTAACAGAGGCTTGCGCATATAAATCAAAACCTAATGGATAAAATTCTACTTTGAAATAAGACTGTACATAATTGCTATCTGAATCTACTGAATCATCCCATTCGGTTACGATATTTCCATCGTCATCGCATGGTGTTACAGACTTAAATATATCTATTTCTTGTGAGTTATATGTTGCTCCTTCAATTGTAGGTTTAATATCACTAAACTCTTCTTTATAATATACTGGAGCTAATGGATTTATCTGGGTTTTATAATTTTCTCCTATTGCATCATAATAATCTATTAATGTATTATTAACATCATAATTCGTATTAGCTTCTCCACCGGATATATATGGGCTTACTCTGTTAAATAGAGAAGTAATATACACTGTAGGCATCAAATGATTACGGGTATATGGATGTTTAATACATTTAGTTAAAATTCCATCTATAGCTATCTCGTATATAGGATAACCAGTAGCTCCCGTAGAATCATTGAGCGTATTAGTCCAATTACTATTCCCATACCATTGAATAAGAGGATATCCATTAGGAATATTATCTTCACTTCCATAGCCGGCACATCTGGTAACAACTGTATTGTTTCTGGGAGTAGCATCGTTATTCTTCAGTCCCACTCCTTGCCCGAACTTAAATACATAGGGATTATTTTCATTATCCAATATTTCGTTTGATGGAGTGCCAAAATAGATGACGCTACCATCTATCACAAAAGGTACATTCCATGTATCGTATGCCGTGTTTAATACATCGCTAATCATTTGATCAGTGAATTGCGTCACTTCACTTAGCGTTCCATCATCCACAAACGTACTTTGTAATTGGCAGCTCCACTCTGTACCAACTAAATTAGCATTTATTTTAGCCACAAAATCAGTCAAGGTACCTATCCAATAGAAGTCAGTATCTTCACTCTTATATTTACTTTCATCAGTTGAAATAGCAACGTCCGTAAATGGTATATTATACAGAGATGCCTCTGGAGCATAAAAGGTACAAGTGTATTTAGTCATACCCTTTAGCTCGCTATTATCATCTAATATACCTTTTTTTACAATTGTAGGTGGGTTTTTTAATGAATATTTAACTCCATTGTATTCTACGTATTCTTTCAACGTAAAAGAGAGCGTATTAGTCTGATAATAGAATGACCCATCTACTTTATTACTCAGACTCATAACAACATCATCAGTAGTAAACTTATTAAGTTTTATATCATTAAAGTTACTACCATCTGCATTTTTTATATATAGGATTAAATTTTCTTCCATTTACGTTTTTTTTATTTTACAAAAATAGTGAAATTATAATATAATTGGCATATGTTATCATTTTTTTGCCCTTATGTATTCTAAATAGTTATTTTTTGAATGCGGATTAAAATTCACCACATTTACTTTATACCCTTTCGTACCCCAAGTCCACCATAGAAACTTATGTTTTGGGACTTTATTTACGACAATATCCAGACTATCTCTAACAGTATAAGACACCGTAGAGTCTTTGAAGCAAGCTTCTATAGTTGCCCATTTATCTTTATATTCAAGACAATCAGGGTTAGTCGGTGATATATGCCATCTATCTTTATATATCGTATCTATGGTAGTCGTATTCACCTTTGTGAGCGATTCAAGATTCTTATTTTTAATCTTCAAATCTTTGATAAGGATCAAGTCGGCTGCACGATATTTCTTAAGCTCATCAACGGTGTAATTTAGAGCCGAAATAGAAGCAACATTTAGAGAATCACGAATCATTGAATGCTTAACTGAATCATTGAGCACATAAACATTACTCTCTTGTCTCTGCCGCTCTTTTTTTTCTTTACTATACATATTCCACAGAATAGATATAGTAAGGCACATCGAGATCATAGTGATTGTTATTATGATATATTTTTTCATATTTCAAATTTTAGAGAGTTAATACGATTCATCCAACCATTACGGAACTTAGCATTTGCAGGCCTGTTCTTTATAATATCATCGATAAACGTTTTTCGAGCTGTCACGATTTGATTAAACAATGCTTCTTGATTTTCTGAATTTACTGCAAGTAAGGTCTTTGTCCCTACAATGCCATCCGTTTGGACGCATAATATCCTTTGAGGTATTGTAATACCATACGTTCCAGAGCACCATACCCAATCTACTAGAATATTTGCAATCGACTGATTTTTAATCTTGTCTGCATTCCACCTGTCCCAGTACATAGTCTTAACTATGGATGACCATTGTTCGTAAGGTATGTTTTTTAACATATTTGGCGTTGGATCGGGATAATTTTTATGCTTGCAAAATTGTTCATATGTAGATATTGTTACACCGATCATCGTGGCACCGCCTATATCACCCCGATCGTTAGACCATCCCGTCTTTTTAGCTGCTTCGAATAGTTCCTTATTCGTGCTATGTCCTATTATTCCTGCTTCCCATCTAAATAAATGGGGAATAAGTTTCTCTATATTAGCCATTTTTCTTTTCTTTAGTGCCCGCTAATCCAGTTATTATTAGAGAAGCAAGCGTTATATATCCTACATTGTTAACGAACCATCCAGGAAGAGTTATTCCCATTCCTTGAAATGTTAACCAGGCCGTTGGAACTACAGCCGTTATTGTAGCGGCTGCATTCCTTATCCATTTTGCCAACTTAGGCGTTTCTGCCTTCCATTGTCTAGGTAAATCTTTTATAAATGCTATTATATTTTTCATATTAAGAAAGTGTTTGAGGATTCATAATCCGGATATAGGTGCCGTCATATAAACAATCGCAAGGAACGTTTGCCAATATATCGCCAGCTACCACAGAAGCAACAGGATTAGCCCCGCACCCCCTATAAGCTGTTTTAGCTCCCAACCCATTAAGATTAATTGTAGGGTTAATAGCTGTGTTTGTCTGTGTAGGAATGTACATAAATCGCATTCCCGGTATATAAGAATAAGCGACAATGGCAACTGTAGCCGTTTGCGCTTGTGCTGTTCCTCCACCAATACCAAACGCTATCACAGGAGATTTAATAGGAATAATGTAAGTGCCTGTTATTAGCGGAGAAACAATGTCATCACCAACAATAACGTAAGCATTACCAGCAGTTATTCCATTTCCACAAATACAACCCGACAATAAACTAGGGTTGGTCGTACTGGCGCCGGAAAGATTAATATTGGCATGAGTACCACCTGAAGCATAAGGTTTATTCTCCAATAATGCACCCTTACATACTAAATTACCTCCGGCACTCATGTCTATATTATAATCGTCTACCGTTGGTCGACTAAACGAACAGTCATTTACCGTAATCGTTGTAGTGGCGGCCGCACTTCTCAATTTGCTTCCAAAAGTACAATGAGAAAATAAAGGATTTGAATTTCCTTGCACAGTTATTGTATGAGCTGAAAAATTAACTGATTTATAATCTTCAAACCCAGATACTGATACATTCCCAACAAGAGATCCGCCAATCCTCAAAGAACGTGTCGTCCCTATATAGGTATATACAACATCACCGATCATATTTAAATCATAAATAGAATATGGTGCATTCATGGTTATGGAAGGGCATGTAATAGTTGATCTGTTTCCATATAAGACAATCGGAACGGCAGGAGTATTTAGTGCCTCTTCTTCTACATAGGATCCAGAAATAATATTAATAATATAAGTCTTAGTTAGATCAATTATAGAAGCAAAAGCAGCAGATAGAGTCTTAAACGGTTTTGCTATTGTACCTTTCTGGAAATATGAATCAGTCCTATTACCATCAATATAGATAGAGACAGACACAGGTATCATGCCCCCATCGCTGAGGGCTTTAACGAAAAAATCAGAACACGCTGCCATTAACTCATCAAAATCAGCATAAGAATCTCCATTCTCTTTTTGTATATCTGCCACATCTGCATCTAGCAAAGTGTCAAATGGAATAGCAGACGAGTTATTGACTAGTCTTACATGTGTTTTGCTTTCATTCCAAATTGCTGTTATAGGCCCAGAATAACTTCTATTACCTATCCACCAAACGCCTAAAGAATCTTTATAAAATTTCATAATATTATATTGTTAAATTATTTATAATTTTTATCAGCTTTGGTATTTAATATACCTCTTATCTCTACAATATTTTTATCTATTCGGTAAAACATGTCTTTTACCTCTTTCATGTCTGCTTCTTGTTTATCAATAGATTTGTTGATATTATCAACCTGCATTTGTACAAGTTCTATTTTTTTTTCTACCGCATATACACGTGTATCGATTGTATACCATGCTCCCATAATGGATAATACGATAGTAAAAATCCATCCCAAAATGTTTTGTATTCCCCTTATTTTAAATGTATCCATAATAAATTATTTTTATATATTATTGCTGATTTTTATTCACATTAGTTGCATTTGTTAAAGCATCTGCTTCCGATTGTTCTTTCTCGTATCTCTTTTGTTCATCAGGAGCAGCATCAGGAGACTTCTCTCTTAACGTTCTGCCTGATAACCATTCTTTCTGCGTAGACAAATTTGTTACTATGGACGATTTGCTTTCAGGTGTCCATATAGATAATTTGGCAGTTATATTTAATCCGCTGAATTTATTTGTCTGGTTATCTTCAAGACCCAACATCTCGCCGAATAGAAAAGCCATATCATTTGTAAAATCGCTCCAGTCCAATGATGTCTGTTGTGCTACGGCTAAATCGTTAATCATAGCTAATTGTACGGCATTTCCACCGATATCTCCTCCAACCTTTAGATCGGAAGGCGTCATAAAAGTACTACTACTAGCGAGTTGTATTTGTTTTGACAGAAAGTCGAGATATTCTATCATCCTTTGAGGCTCAGGGAACTCTAATGTTTTAGCATCTTGTTTTGATCCATTTTCATCCGCTGATAAATTGATAATAAGAGTACTTGCATCTCTTTTAAAGCTGTCTTCATCCATCTGTCCTTTTAATACCAATCCCCATGTCCCAAATCTCTTTAGCGCAATGGCATTAATATTTGTCATCAGTTCCCACATTTCTATTAGACTTTCGGCGTATTCCCATGCTACCTTACTTCTTAAATATAAAAGTGGGCAACTAGTAAAACCATGCCTAACTTTCTCTTTCTTTTCCCAACCATCTGTTCCAGTCTCTGTATCACCTTGTATGCATCTGTACATATAAGTATCATCATAGGTATCTATAACTTTAGTCTTACCATTATTTACGCAGTAATATAAAGATGTAGATATTTTTTCGTTAAATTCATTATAATTAGGTATTATGATATATCCTTCATCATATGAATATACGTTTACCTTCCCTTTTTTACTAGTCTTATCATATCTAAACAAGATTCCTACATCTCCTAATTTTTTTACCTTAGAAATAAACTCGTATTTGACTTTTTCCATGTTTTTGGAAAACCATCTTTTTTTATACTCTTGGAACAAATCCTCTACAGAATCTTGGATACTATCATCATAATTACATAGCGTAAACTCCATCGGGCTTGTTGCCAAATGAAGTACGTGTGCCGCATGTATCTTCTTTTGGAATGGAGCTGTAACCGTCATATCGTCTATCTCTACTGTGCTATCTCCTACTCTAACGGCTATATGCGGAATAGACTTATTCTCCTTAATCTTATGCCTAGAGGGGTCAAATTCTTGTTGATATAGGTCTTGTGTAATCTCCATCAAATCCAAATTAGAAAATTTGGCTTCTGAAAAAGTGTTAGTCCTTATCTGCCCCTTTATATCGACCGAATAATCGCCTCCACGGGTGAATGGTTTTTTTTGTAGTAGTCTGTCAGGACTATCTAAATACCAATTTATATCCTTTTTTTCTATCATATTGCGCTTAAGATATTTAATATTTTATCTGAATTGATTTTTATTTTATTTTGTTTTTGATCCGTATCATCTTGTTTAAAGAAATTAAGTAGATCGGTATCGTTCATCTTCTTTCTTTCTTCTCCCGTAATTTGAGCTAAAGCCCTATAGCAATCATGGCATAGACCTCCACACAACATAATAATGTTATCACTTAAATCCGGAGAAAAGCCCTTCATATCTGAATGCTGTTGTATTTTTCCCAAAAATTGTATTTTACCAGTTGAAGTTTTACGGAATTGCCATATTCTCCTCTCGAATAGTAATTGCTTTAATATAGTAGTAGCCCCTTCCCTCTTTAATCGCTGGTGGCGATATACTTTATTTGCCAATGATGGCTCATAAGTGATAAGACCCGCCTTAATCATTTGCATAGCTAAATGGGCAGACTCATCCTTAAACCTTTCAAATTGCTTCTTAGATCTAGCCGTGGCGCTAGTTGCACCGCTAAAGCCATAACCGCTGTTAGTCCCATTGTTAAGATTGAATATTTCTTTTAGATATCCGTTTCCTTGAATATCTATGATAAGATTAGAGTCATCGCATTTGTGCTTAGCCATAAAGTTTTTAATCATGCGGACCATTTGGAAGTTACTA